ATGCGAAGCTTGCGAGTCTCGAAAAGATCATCGAAGACAAGAAATCGAAAAATTCGATGCCTTGACATGTGTGCGAGAGAGGGCACGAGAACTCGAAATTTTCGCGCGAAAGATGAAGATATCTAAATCATCCCCTAACTTGAGCATAACACACGGCACGTATCCTGTCGGTGTAATGCGTGCGACGGCGCGCGTGCCGTCGCACGGCACCTGCACAATCGAATAGGTCGGCAGACTCTCTCCCGACTCTCGCACGACTCAGGAGAGCGAGCGATGAGCAACTCACCGAGAGCGAGCGAGCGAGCGATCACCTGGTACCGATCGAGACTCGCTCGCTTCTATCGAGAGCGACAAGCGACGAATGTTGCTGTCGCACTAGCAGGATCGACTCTCTCGGGAGTCGATCCTGTCTCTATCTTGCAGCGAGCGATCGCTGCCGAACTACTCGAACAGCGAGAGCGAAAGGGAGAGCGACAATGACCGAAGGCGAGATCAAGGCCAAGCAAAGCGCAGAGCGAGCGAGCGAGCGAGCGAGCAAACCGTCGCGCATCGATCCTCAGGCCTTTGAGGAACTGATCGCTCAAGATCCCGCGATTGTCGCTAGCAAGGGTCGACCGCGGTCGACCCTTGATAGCGAGTCGATCGGTGATCTTGAAAAGGTTGGGTACTTTGTCATCGGGCCCTTTGGGGACGATGCGAGCTTCAAAGTTGCGCGATCCTTCTATGTTCGAGCAGCGAAAGGATCGGGATACCGCGTTAGCACCACACGCGTTACGACTCGCTCGGGACGCTTGTTCTTGCGAGTCAATCGACTCGAGCGAGCGTAGCGAGCGAGAGAGCGAGAGAGCGTAGCGAGCGAGAGAGCGAGAGAGCGAGCCGACCTATTCGACAAACGCGGTGCCCTACGCCGACACGCCCTAATCGTCGCGAGTAATCGACGTGTCTGCGTATGCCTACCCTATCCGACTATCGACGCGCGCCAATCCCGAGAATTCGAAACGGACCCCGGTACGGCGGCGGCATTCGCCGGCCGGACGGCCGCGCGCGCAAGGGGAATGCAGCACGTAACTTCAGAAGTTTTATCGCGAAACTCTACGTAGTAGTTCTATGAGTATAGAGAATGCTACAATAGACGTATGGGAAATCTGGCATTCAGAGGCGCGATCATCTCAGTCAGCACGGGAACAGCGACAGTAGCAAACGGAACCTTAACGCTGGTATTCAATCCTCCAAACACGTTCACTCCTACGGTCGAGATCGACACCGACGGATTGGTAAAGAGTGACGCTTCGGGGTGGAACTTCAACATCGCCGGGTCCTTGCTCGGTATGTGGTTGGTGACATTGCAAGTAAGATGGATGCCTACGACAGCAGGAACAGCAGGATCGGAGATACGCGCGACTATCAGAGACGACGCCGCTAACATTCGGGGGCAGATGATAGAAGGATACGTCGTAAACTCAACGAATCATCAGACTGTCTCTGCCTTACTTTACTTGACATCAGGAATTACGCTACGAGCCTTCGTTCGTCAGGCTACAGGAGTAGTTCAGTCACTACAAGCACTGAGCACAGAGAAAATCTACTTTGCTTGTGTATTCTTAGGCTCTTGACGACTCTTGCGAGTCAGTCTAAAGACATCGCTTCGTGAGTTAGTCGTAAGTCTGATTCTCTCTCAGAGAGAGGCGCGCATAGTTTACGATGCGCGCCTGAGTATGGCTTTCTCTTGTAACTTACTTACTTAGTTTACTTACTTACTTACTTCACAACTCCCTTCGGGAGTTTGCGCTCGCCTTCAGCATCGAGCTTCGGACGAGCGCGCCTCAGTCTCTCGCTCGAGCACGCTCTCTCGCTCGCTTATCTTGCTACGCTCTCGCTTGCAATCCTCGCGTCACTGCGCTCGTTTGCTGCGCTTCGCTTGCTCGACTGCGCTCTCGCTCGTTCGCTTGCTCTCTATCGCGAGCAGCTCGAGCTCGAGCCTTCGGCAGGCATACTATCCTACCCGATGCTGACACGAGTCAGCACTTGGTAGGAAAGCATGTCTGTATACGAACGAGCAGACTGAGCTACGACTGAGAGCAGCTCTAGCGTTCTACGAACGCTGAGCTGCGAGCATGCTTCGCATGCGAGCAGCTCTCGCTCTCGCCTCGTATAGGCTCTTTCGACGACACTTATGTGCGCTCTCGGGCAGCCCTTCGAGCAGGAAACGCGCGTGAATGTTGAATTGCGTCGCTCTCTCGCCACGCTCGTCGCAACGTTCGAAATGTTCTACTAGCTTGCGACTCGCATGAGAGCACGTGACTCTGAACGCAATCTCACACGTCTAGTGTCGCTCCTACAGGCCTTTAGACTTCAGACCTCATCTGAAGTCACAATCCACACGATTGCTTGCCTGACAGCGGATCCACGAGACTCTGACAGCATGCGCACGTCACTGTACGCATACCCGAGCTTGAGAGACTCCGCGCCTCTCGACTTCATTGTAGCACACTCTTGACCAAAATCAAGAGCTTGCTACAATCGAGGCATGAGCAAGATCAAGAAGACGTATCTTGAGCTTGACCCTAATCCTTGGCAGCAGCGCATTCTCGAAGGCAGAGTTCGGCGTGCGCGTCAACGAGGAGAGAAGGTTGTTCACTTCAGTCCTTTGCTTGTGCGTCCTCATTCTGACTGCGTCGACTTCTTCAAGCCGATTCCTACTCCTCGTTGTGTTGGTCGACGACATTACGTTGAGGCTGCGCTAGGGCGCATCACTCTCAAGAACAGAGTCAAATTCACAGGACTGGAGAAGATCATCAAAGTTTTTCTTCCGCTCCCGAAAGACGAGAAAGACACAAAGTGGAGACTGTATATCATTCACAAGACAGCTGAAGACAAAGATATTCAGCGCGCGATCGCTTCGCTTACAAAATGAGTTAGTCTGTGCTACACTTATAGCATGAGCCGAGCGTGCACGATCTGCAAGTCATCTCTCAAAGAAGAAATCGATGCGCGTCTTCGACTGAATCAGCGAGTTCTCGACATCATCGACTTTGCTGCTTCTCGAGGTGCGCGTATCAGCACGCACGCTCTCTATCGTCATCGAGCGCACGTCGCTCGCGAGCTCGATCTCGAGACGAAGACGATCGTCAAACAACATGAAGTCTGGAAGATAGACGAAGATACTGACATCTACAAGCAAGTCATCAAGCTCGTGAGCAGCGCTCTCGATTCAGGACTGCTTCGTCCGAGCGTTCGCGATGCGATCATCGCTCAAAAGTATCTCGATGAACGAGCCAAGGCTCGCATCGAAGTAGAAGTTGCTTCTCGAGTCGCTCGCATGCTCGTCGCTTCTGCGCAGCGACACATCGAGAAAGAAACCGAGGTCAAGGAGTAAGTTAATCATGGCACTGAATTCTCGAGCATCTCGCGTTCGTCGAGGTAGTCTTCTTGGCAGTTCGTCGCTTGCGCAGACTCGCGCGTCTCGTTCTGTAAGTCAAGGCTCATCTGCGTACGGTGTCATTTCCGACGTTCGTCGTCGACAAGAAGAAGAGCAAGCGTTCAACGAACAACTTTCGCAGATGAAAGAGGCGCAGATGACGTTCGAGACGCAAGCGTCGGCGTATGAACAGGCTCGATCGCAAGCCGAGGCTGCGATCGCCGAGGCTCAGCAGCGAGCCTCAGAGTATGTCTCTGCTACATCTGCTGCTAGCGCAGCTGAAGCACAGTACAAGTCGGCGATCGCTGAATACAATCGACAGCTCAGTCAGCTTCAGAGCGCGCAAGGATCGTATGATGCGCAGAATGCTTCTCTTCAGTCTGCATACGAAGAGCTTCAGCGTGCGTACGCCGAGCGACTGAACGAAGTGAATCAGCTTGCGCAGCAATACGAAGCTGCGAAGAGCGCGTATCAGAAGCTGCAAGAGATTCAAGTTACGAAGCTCTACGGTAGTGCTCAGAAGCGTCAGCTTGCTCGAGGTGCTGCTTCTCGCGGCGCTGCGAGAGCGCCTCGGGGACCTGCAGGATCGACTCAGAGAAAGTACGGTGTCTGACTTCGTCAGACACGTTGACGAAGTCAGACACGTTGACTGAAAATGCTTCGTGTTGAGCTAGGTTTCAAGTATGCGTTCAGCACACGAAGCGTCATGGAGACGCACTATATCGGCGTGCCGACGGAGATGACGTACGAGAAGTACTTCGATGTCGGCGCGCAGATTGTGTGCTCGTTTCCTTACACGAAGTACCTCGCCAATTTCGCTGTCGAGCCTTCTGTCGGCGAGGACTTCATCCCCGTCTTTCAGCTCGTTGCCGACGACGAGACAGTCGTCGGCAGAGGCGTGCTCGTCAACAAGACTCGCTCTCCGAATCTCGTAACGTTCACAGGCATCGACTACGTGCAGCTTCTGCGATACTCGCTGACAGACGTGACCGAAGAGTACACGAACGCGACTGTCAGCTCGATCGTCAGTGATCAAATCAAGAAAGCTTCGCGCACGATGCGCGTTCTCAACACGCTCAACGCGTCTGCTGTTGTCACGACGACCGAGACTGCGTCGTACTATAGCGCCTTTCAGCCTCGCCTCGATCTCATTCGCGATGTGATCGCTGTCGCTAACGATCAGCGCACAGACACGAAGCGATATTTTCTCTATGACGACATCGCGAACAACAGACTGAGGATGTCGCTCGAGCCTTCGTCTACAAACTATGTCTCTCTCTTTCTGACGAGAGACGCGTCGCTTCGCAGCTTCTCGATCTCAGATTACGAACAATATGCAAACGAAGTCAGAGCTCTCGGCGTGAAGCGCGACGGAAGTAGCGTGATCTATAGCACGCAATCTCCTGTAGGATTCCTGGAGCGAAGATCTGTCTCAAGAATCTACACTGACATCACGAATCAGAACACACTCGATGCGCTCGCGCGAAGCGAAGCAAAGCGACTTTCGACGAAGTACACGCTCGTCGATCTCTTCCCTTCGTCTTTGACGACTGACGTGATTGTGCGCCCTTCTCAGTTGTTTTTGTCGCATGTCTTCGTCATGCCAGAAGACAATGCATTCACGAACTTCTCTTCGTTCTATGCTGATACTGTCGTGCCTATCGAGATGCGAGTTGTTGGACTTCAGATCACGAGCAAGCAGCACGATCAGCGCTATTCGCTTCTCTGCGTTCCTACGACGATCTGACGATGAAAGAACTCGATCTTAGCGCGTACAGATACGACATCGCGAAGTTCTCAGAGCACGTGTTAGGCGTCAAGCCGAATCCTGCGCAGCGTCGAGTCTTCGAAGTCGTACAAGAGCGCGACAATAATAGCGACAACGTCGACGCTTGGAGATATCTAGACATCGTCGTCACCTCAGGCAACCGCGCAGGCAAGACGACTGCGCTAGCGATCATCTGTCTCTGGGCGATTTTGTACAAGATAGGCTTGCCCCCTCCTTCGAACGACAGCGAAGAGGAGCTGCTTCGGTGGTTGAGGCAGCCTTACAACTGGTATCATCTCTCGTACGAGATCAAGGTCAGCAAGCTCCTCTACGACGAAATCGAGCGTATCTTTAGCGAATCTCATCCTGCGCAGAGCGCCAAGATTGGCTGCCCCCTTCGCAGAGCCTACGGTGAGATTCTGACGTTCGAGTCGAACGCTCTTGCGACGCGTATCAAAGTCAACTCGATCTTCGGAGGAGGTGAGCTGCACATTCGTCACACCGACGAGAAGGCTCGTGCGCTCCTCGGTTTGACGATGAACGGCATTAGCTTCGACGAGTGCGCCTTCGAGCGATACCTGACGCAGATCAGAAACGAAGTCCTGCATCTTCGGAGACTCTCGACAGGCGGTCCCATTATTTATGTCAGCACCCCTGCTCTCGGATTCGGTGAGTTCTACGATCTCGTGCAGTCTCTGAAAGGCGATGATCGAGCTGTCTGGGTTCGGATGAGCACGCGAGACAACATTGGCTACGGACTCGATGAACGTTTGTTCGAAGAACTTCTGCGCAGCATCCCTCCGTCGCTCGTCAAGCAGAACATCGACGGCGAGTTCGTGCAAGATGTCGGTGCTTACTTCAGTCAGCAAAGCGTGACACAGAGCTTCGTCAACGAAGCGACGAGTCAGCATCAAGACGGCGATCGATACGTCGTCGGCTGCGACCCTGCTCTGACGTACGACGACGCCTGGATTATCGTCGCTCGCGTTAGAAAAGACAAGATCGAAGTCTGCGAGATCAAGCGCTTCTCATCTGATCGAAGCATGCTTTTGCTCGTCGATGAAATCAGTCGCCTCGTCTATCTTTATCGCTCGCTCTCACGCAACATCGTTCCGTGCATTATCGATAGCACGAGCTTCGGAGGACACGCCTTCGGTGAGGCGCTTCAGCATCTTGGCGACTCGCTGCATCAGTACACGTTCAACAGCATCGCGAAGAAGCGCGACATCCTCACTTCGCTGAGACTCGCGCTCGACGACAACAAGATCATTGTTTCGAATTCTCTCGATCACGCCGACACGCTTCGAAGACAGCTGATTTCGTACAGACTCGATGATCAGAAATTGCAACAAGACGGTGTTATAACTCTGGCTATGATAACATGGTTTATACAAAAATATATGCGCTATCAAGCGTCTCTTGCAGTAAGAAGGAAGTTCGAATACTTCAATGTCGCTCGCTGACTTGCTCTCGAAGTTCGATAAACGTGACGATCGCTACCTCATGAGTGTTCGGAGTCTCGTCTCTAGCGAGCAAGCTCGTGCTGCGACGCAAGTCTTCGAAGAAGTCATTGCTCGAAAGACGAGCGTCGAGAACGTCAACGCGATGTTGCGCGAACGCGCTCGTCGCTTCGACAACCTCTATTTCCCTCAGACGTTCACGACAGGAGGAGCTGATCACTGGCCTGAGCACGCTGTCGAGAACATCGGTAGAGTGCACATCTCGCTGAACGTCTACCCGATCTACGTCGAAATCCCTGCCGCTCTGCAGTCGCAGCAACCGCAAGAGCGCATTCTTGCTCAATCGAATGATGAAGACGCAAGGCAGGCAGCCGATGACGTAGAGCGTCTGTACTTTGCCTGGAAGCGCGAAGACAATATCGAACTCAAGGATCATCAAGCCTGTCTCGTCAAGGCGCTCTACGGTTACACGTTCACGAAGATCGAACTCGATCCTGTCGCGCGCATCCCTCGAACGAGAATTATAGAGCTCCCTCATAATCTCTACGTGACCTGGGATAGCACCGACTACACGCGCATGCGCTCGTGCGTCTATGTCTATCAGATGTCTGTCGACGCGGCGCTCGAGCGCTATCCTGTCGACATATTCGGTGTCGATCTCAAGGGCGAACGCTTCGCGTTCGCTCTCCCCATCGACACGCTCGAGGCAGGAACGACACACGCCGATCCTCTCGGACAGCAGCTGAACTATCGTAAGCTCAGCAAGGGCTCGCCATATTTGCAAGATCTCATCACGATCTATGACTACTGGGTGATCAAGGACGGTAAGGTCATCGAGGCCGTGTTCTGCGGCGGGGCGCTGGTCAAGCTGAAGGACCATCCAGAGTTCGACGACCTACCCTATCTCATCCTCCCGAACACGTTCATCCCTGGCTGGCCGTATGGGAAGCCGGAGCTTTATGACATCGAGCAGCTTATTCGAGAGAAGGAGGAGCGACTGAGCAACATTGGTCAGCTCATTGCGAGTACAACCGAAGGTCAGCGATGGCAGCTCGTCGGCCCAGAGGCCCCTGCGAGCATCGCTGACGATCTTTTCCCTCCTCCTGATAGCATCGTCGCCCCAGGTGCAGGCAATCGCATCGAGCCGATCGTGCCGTTTATCCCTGAAGTTCAGAGCATGGACTACGTCAGAAAGCTCGACGACGAGATCGAGAACATTACGGGGCTGAACGAGGTTCTGCGAGGCAAGGCCCCTGCGGCCGTGCTCGGTAGCAGCAAGGCAATTGCCGCCCTTGTCTCGCAGTATGAAGTCAGGATGTCGATGAAGCGAGCGCTCTTCTACGCCTGGCGAAAGAAGCGCTGGGAGATGTGTGCTCGCGCCTGGGCCAGGGCGGACTCGGCCGTGCGCTCGATCTTCGAGCGAGGAGGAATCGAACTCGATCAGCAGCCGCCTGATCTTACGCCGCGTGACAAATTCGAGATCGCCACGATGGCTGTGAACCTCGTCAACGCTCGAATCTGGAGCATGGAGCGCGCCATGACCGCTACCGGAGTCGACGACGCTACTGGCGAGAAGGATGTCATTCGCAGCGAGCAGAGCGACGCTGCGCTGCAGCCTGCGGCCGCTCAGGCTCAGCTTCAGCTCTACGCAATTGCGCAGCAGCTTGGCGTGCAGCAGCAACAGCAGAGCATTCAGCAGCAAGCGCAAGAGGCGGGGAATCAGCTCTACGCAGGACTGAACGCCATGAATCAGCCGCCGAGCAATGAAGCTCAGACCCCAACTCCAATAAGCTCGAACGCACAGCAACAGCTCTTGCTTCAGACGATGCTGCAGAAAGGTCAGGTGAGCGGCAGGATCCTTTCGCAGCAGCCGATCAGCATCACTCCTAACGAAACTGAGCAATGAGCAGGTTCGACCTCCTATCACGAGCCCCTAATCTATTCGGCACGATAAGCAGCATCATCTCTCGTCAGAAGGCCGCCGAAGATCAGGCGATGTTCGACGGCTGGAGGAATGGTAATGTTACTGACGAGCAGATTCTCGCGCACATTGAAATGCGTATCTCTGAATCCGAGGGCCCCATTCGCGATCAATGGATGGAGACGTATAGAGAGACGCAGTTCAGAATTGCCGAGGCGAAGATCCTGACACAGTTCTACGACGGCGAGATTGACGAATACGATGTCTATCGCTTTTACAAGAACGCCGCTGACCAGTCGCTGAGTTCCGTCAATCGAGCGCAGATGCTCTCGAGCGCTCAAGCATATCTCAGGAGCGCTATCAATGAGGAGCTCAGAGACATTATCAACGCCTGGCAGAACGGCACGAAGTATCAAGGACAGTTTGTTGACGATACTCGGTTCTTGTCGCTGCTTGGAGATCTTGCCGAGAAGGCGAGGCAGGCCAACGATAGCGAGCTGCAGCAGCAGGTCGAAGACGTATTAGCAAGATATCAGGTTACGCTTCAGCAGCAGGAGATTGATCGACTCTATCGCACAGGGAAGATCTCTGGCTCCGAGGCGGCTAGGCGAATTCGAGAGCTCGCTAACACTGTTGGGGGAGACCTGCGCAATCAGCTTCTTACTCTCGCAACGACGTACGAGATGAACGACAAGGAGCTGACGGCTCAGCTGATGTACGACGCCTGGAGGGTTGGGGGAAAGTACAAAGGGCAGTACGTGACCGACAGCATGCTTCTGAGAGCAATCGAGGAAGCGCGTGACATGTACTCACCGGACAATCCAAACTGGACGAGGTGGGATTCGTTCAGGGCTCAGGTTGACTTTCAGGCTCGCGAGTCCGAAGTCATTATGAAGTTCAAGCAAGGCAAGATCTCTGCTTCGGCGGTTGCGAATTTCTACAAGCAGGAGATGTCGAAGTACCCGAAGGACAGTGAGATCTATCGTCAGCTCGCGCAGAGCGCGGCGGCCTGGGCTCAGCACGCTGTTTCCCGAGGGCTTGCTGCCGCACAGCGAGCAAAGGCAGAGGCGCAGGCTAAGCAGGTCGAGAAAATTCTCCAACCGTATACGAACTCGATCGCCATGATCAACATGCTGACCGAGGCCGCGAAGGCGGAGGGTCTTCTCGCGGGGAACAGGTCGATCATCGATGTTCTGAATGAATCAAGGTTCATTGCTCTCGTAAATGAACTCGTTCCGGGGGGTTATGAGGCGTTCGTGTCTCTCCTGCAGAGCGGCGCGCAGAGCATCAACGACGCAGTCAGGTATGCATCGAGCACTGGAAACAAGCAACTCCTGAATCAGGTTCAGAAGCTGCAGGAAGATGTGCTGCCTGCGTTCATCGCAATTCAGACGCTTGACGAGCGACAGGCGTATTTTGCAAGGCGTGATCGCTTCAACGCCGCCATGGCCGCCGCAAAGGGCAACCCGTACCTCGAGCAGGCCGCAATCAACTCGTACGTAAACGACTTGCTTGATCTTTATGAAAGCGTCAAGGACAACAAGAATGTTCAGCCTGAGTTCCTCGGTGCCCTTCTGAACGAGATCATGACTCTGGTGAGTAATGGATCGACTCCGGCGCGCTTTACGGTGAGCGATCTCTATCGCGGCTTCACGACCGACCTCAGGCTCACCTCCTCGGATGCTGAGAACATCAACAAGATTGCAGCTGATCTTGCCAATACCTGGAATACGCTTGGCGTTCAGATCAGCGTTTCTCGAACGAGTGACGGGAATGCTGTTGTCACGATGAACACGACTCCGGGTGTTGGCGTGCTTATGTACGATGCGCAGAATGATATTTATCGAGCGATCAAGGCCGAGCTCGTCCCACCTGAGGCCCACACGTATATCGAGGTTTTTCGCTCTCCGACTGATCCTGATAGCACACTCACAGCAACGGTGTACTCGAGCGAGGAAACTCCGATCTATGGGTTCGCCGTCAAGGACCCAACCAATCCCGAGGAGATCGGTCAGGCATTCCAGAAAACAGTTTCTCCTCCTTCGAAGAAGGAGCAGAACCCTGCAGCCCAGATCGGGTACAGGCTAACGACGCCGAGCGGGTACGTTTGGGCGATCAAAGACCCGCTCACCAATCAATTTATCTATTTCGATCACGACCCGTTCAGGCTTTATATGCTCAACGGGACGGCGCGAGTCGATACTATCACAGACCCCAAGGGAGCGACGTACGTCCCAATTCAGTTCATTGATCAAGGCCCGAACCTCCTTAGTCTCGAGTTTATGTCTGTCGGGTCTGTCCTGCCGTTCGACCGCACGGTTATCCCCGAGGTCAGGCTTCGCGAGACTCAGAATTTTCTTGCTACTCTCCAGGCTAGCGGGCTTGGGGATTCCCCGCTTGCGATGAGGGCACAGTCCAATATCAGCATGTATGCTGATGAAATTCGCGAGGGCTACCTCCATCGTCCGATGATTGTTGGCGGGCAGCCCGTCACAGTCCATCCGTCTGGGGCCGTTCTCGGTACAAGGGCCAGAGCCGTCGGGATCACATCGGTTGCTCAGATTTATCCCAACCTCTTCACGTACAAGCCACCCGAGCCGCCGAAAGGTGTTACGAAGCCGTTCTCTGCCGTCGATCTCCATCCTGGCATGCGAGGCGAATACGCAGCCTATACGGGTGCGCAGGCAGCTATCGCTGCCGCTAAGCAGTTTACTCCGACGCAGTACGTTACCCCAGCCGTGTCTCAAGGTCGGCAGTTCTTCGAACAATCTCATACGCAGATGCCGACGGGGCCGGCCGCCTCGACCCTGGCACCCCTTCCCGCTCCGACCCCTGCGGCCCCTGGGCAGCCAGTTCCCCGTCAGCAGTTTACTACGCCGACGACCCCGTCTCCGGCGCAGCTTCCGACCGGAGCATATCAGTTCACGCAACCAAGCGTCTCCTATCCGTCATCAGCGCCTCCGTTCACTCAGTACTACACTCCGCCCACGCTGTCTGCTCCAAAGCCACCAACTTATACTCCTCCGACTATTCCAACAATCTCGTATACGTATCAGCTTGGTAGGCTTGGCGAGATCCCAAGCCTGCAGACCAGTATTGGTCTGAGCGTTCCGTCGTTCCCCTCTGGTGGTGGCGGGGGGCGCTCCACTGGTAGTAGGGTCCTATGATCGACTACAAGCAGTTTACTCGGCCCTCGCAGTTTAGCTTTCCAACGCAGATCTCTATCGGGCAGGACGAAACAAGCGTCAAGCCGGGGGCCGTCGACTACAGCATGGTCGACATTCCCGGCGCGGTGAGCGAAACCCTGACAAGCGCTAGCGAGCTGTTCAAGTACACGGTCGGCGTCCCGATTGGAGCCGTTGGCTCGATTATGCCCCAACCGATCAAAGACGTTGTCGGCACGGCCGAGAAGGGCGTGGCTGATATTGTTGGGGGGATTGCAAATATCGGAGCAAATCTTGTCGGCGGCGCGCTCGATCTCCTGACTCTTCCGGCCAAGCATGTCGAGGCGTTCTTGGCAGAGCGCAACCTCGAGGCCGCCAGGAGGTCGCCGAACGCTCCGGCGGCCTTCGATCCGTTCCTGCCGCTCTCGATCCTCGGGCTTACGAAGGCGAAAGACGTTCTGCCTGCGGAAATCCTGGCTCAGCTCAAGTTTAACCCTAATGCAGACCTTCGGGAGTTGGCCTGGAAGGCCGTCGAGAGCGGTAAGCCATTCGGTGACGACTTCGCCAAGAACCTCTTCGGTCTTCTAGTCTACGACCCCCTTCTTGTTGTCCCGTTTGGCAAGGTCAGCGCAGCGGCGAGGGCGCTTGGCCTGACGCAGGCCGTTTCGGCCCCAGCTCGCCTACTGCTTGCGTTTGCTTCGCGTATTCCGGTTCTCGACGCTCTCACGAACAGCGGCCCAGTTGTTTCGGGGTTCCTCCGATCGGTCGGTCAGAAGAGGTATATTAGCCTCAGCAAGGTTTTTGAGGAGGCCGCTCCGACTGCAAATCTCTCGCCGCAGGTTGCGAGCGAGTTTGCTGAGGCTGCTGCGTACTACAACGGTTTCTTGCATAACGCCGTTCTTGCCGAGCGACTAGGCGCAGAAATGTCGCTCGTCGTCCCCGAGATGCCGCTTGGGCGCATGGCCGCCATGAGCAAGATGTCGCCGCAGGATGTGAAGGAGTACCTCGAGGCGATCGGGATCAGCAAGACCGTTGGCAGGTTCCTGAATCCAGACAATTACAACACCTTCGAGGATGTGGCTCAGGCGATCGCGAAGCGACGAGAGGACATCAGCAAGATGGGCGGGCGCGCAGAGCGCATGCTTCAGGAGGATGTCGAGAAGTTCAACTCGTACCTCCGAACGTATGTCGTCCCGAACTCTCTCGAGACGGACATTAAGAGGGCTTTCAACAGCGAAGAGGGCCTCATCCTGAGAAAGCAGCTCTCCTCTGTCAAAAATCTTGACGCTTCCCCAGAAGTTGTCTGGGCGATTATGGCGGCGAGGCGAATCTCGCCCTCGCTCGCGCCGAAGATTGCTGATGGCGCCGACCTGGCCGAGACGGCGGCTCAGGTCGCCGCCAGACTCGCCGAAGAAGGTCAGGCTGCTTTTGTGCCGAAGCGTCTTTCAAGAGAGGAGTGGGATAAGGTATGGGTTAATATCTCAGACCTGCTGAAGAAGGAATCACTGTCTAAGAAAGAGATGACTGACCTGGTTGACGAAATTCATAGGGCCTACGTGGAGGCTATCAGCAGGCTGGGCGCAGAATACGGGAGCGATATTAAGCTTTCAGAGATCGCCCGGATGGAGAGGATAAACTACAACAAGGTACCGTCCTTTGCCCAAAAGATCTACGATCTTCAGGCTGGTGGGCAGCTGTCTAGCTCTTTCGGGGCCAAGCTAGACCTTGGCGCAGTGAAAGGAAAAGGCAAGAAGTTCGATTTTGTGGTTCGATTTGTGGCACCGCCGAGGCCCGCTGGCAAGCAATCCTCCGTGGTCTTGCTTAAGGAGGGCGTTAGGGGGATTCGAGAGACCGAGGACTTCGCTTCCAGCGGTTTGGCGAAGCTCATCGATCACTGGCTGAAGAATGGGATCAAGAGAGATGATCTCATCACCATGCATCACCTCCTCTATGGGGCCGCCATTCGCGACCTGAAGAAGACCGAAATCCCGCCACTAAGGATTGGTCGACCAGAGGTTGGGGGTTATATCTTGACGAAGGAAGGGCTCAACCTCATCAGCGAGCGCACGCTTACGGCTCAGAAAGCCAGTGCGCTAGTCAAAGACATTAGGTCGCTCAGGGGACAGTTCAGGAAGAAGAAGATTTCGCCTGATCAATTCAGGCAGGAGGCTCTTGCTCTCATCTCGCGAGCCGTTCAGTTCGAAGAGATCGCCAAGGGCGCCAATGTCTCGAGGCTACTCGAGGCCGCCATGTCTGGCACAGAGAAAGAGCTGCTCGAAAGACTAGGCATCATCATCGACACAGTTAAGGGCGTCGGTGGGCCTAAGTATGCGCGCCTTCCGCGCGAGCTTACCCCTGACTTTATCAATCGTCTGAAGATTAGCGCTGCGGTGAAAGCCGAGGCTATGGCCGAGGTTGCGAAGTTCAATGCGCAGCACGCCGATCTCGGCTATACGATCGGATTCCGTCCCCCCATCCCGATTACGAAGACGCTCGAACAGATCGATGAGAATACGACTCAGGAGGTCGTCCGAGTCTGGACGAGCCTCTCAAATGTGTCTCCCCTTCACGTGCAGCCCATGGTTGGTAGGGAGTACATCGAGGCGATCAAGCGCATTCCGCAGTTCAGAGTTCAGTTCACATTTCAGAAGCGTCTGGCAGACAACCTTGAGCAGCTCTTCAGGCAAGAGTACTCAATTCAATATGCTGAGCTTGCTAGCAAGATCACAGATCCCGAGCAGCTCAAGCAAGCTGCCAGGGAGCTGCCAAGGGCAGAGGATGCCAGGCAGCGAGCTCGATATCTCTATGAAGCCTTGAACGAGGCTGCTCGCAAGGAGGAGGCGCAAGGCCCCCCGGGGCTCTCGCTCGGTGGGGTCATGGATGCTCTCAAGAAGTACTTCTCGAGGAGCGAGATCGAGGCGATCATGAAGGAGTACGGCGACCCTCGCTTCCTCGTTCTCAAGACTTGGGTCGGTAGTGTGAAGGACGTTGGTCTCCTCCCGGCCCTAACGTCTCGCCTCAAGTCTCGCTCCATTCTTGCTGCCACGATTGCGAACAAGATCTACCCGATGTATCGCTTCGCTCTCGACCCGTTCTTCCAGGCGCAGGAGTGGTTGGAGGCGTACTTCTGGCCGGTGCTGCGAGGCAAGGCGAAATTCGGTCGTCACCCGTTCGAGAATCCTGACCCTGCCTATCTCGCCCTCTACTCTCCGCTGATGCGCACGCTTGGCATGGATGTCATCTTCGACGCCGCGGGCGGGAGCTGGGTGTGGACGGAGAAGACGCTCAAGGGTGCTATCGGGATTACGGTCCCCGACATTAAGCTCATCAAGGACAGGCAGATGTTCGTCGAGTTCTCGCAGCGACACGCTGCGAACTACGAGGCGTATCTGCAGAAGAACTTCCCCGACATCTTTGAACTCTACCTCGATGCATACGGCAGGGATACAAGGCAGGTTGACAGGTTCATGAGCTTCCTTCGGGAGAGGATGATGCTCGGCGGGGCGGGCATGAAGGAGGGCAAGGTCGCCTTCTTTGTCAAGAAGGGAGACGATGTTGTCGATATCGACGATGTCCCGATCGAAGAGCTTCAGCGATATATGGACCCGGCGGGGGACGTGGCAGATTTGCCAAAGGTCGCCGTAACCAAACTACAGCTCGACGACAACGCACAAGAAACGCTCGTCAACGCACTCGAGTATCTCGCGCGGAAGTCGCTCGAGGACGCGTTCGAGACGCAGTACTTCAATCCCAACCGCGGCTGGCTGCTTCGTTCGTTCAACCACCCCTTCCTCGGGCTCTATCCTCTCGCGTACTACTGGAAGGTGTCGAAGCGGCTGGCTGAATTCCTCTACAAACCGTTTGGTGGGGCCACGATTAAGGGCGTCTGGGGATTCAGCGTGCCATTCTCTGGATACGAGGCGTACAAGCGTGTCAACGAGGCCCTTCTCGCGCAGGCGGCCGACGACCCCGAGAATCTTCTCAACGTCCTAGGCGAGAACGGCGCGAACATGACGTTCGCGCTCGACATGCTCGTTCCGGCCTGGCCGCATAACCTCCCCATTCATGTCCCAGCATGGGCCAGGCATATGGCTAGAGCGAACAAAGGAGAACTTAATTATCAAGGGATTGGCGACTTCATCGGCAGGGAGACCGTGGGGGCTGTGACGGGGTTCGGTCTCCTGCGCACCATTCCGTTGGTTGCCAAAAGCATAGAGGAGATTCCTCAGGTCATTATCTCTGTTCTCGATCTCGATAAGCGTCTTGATTTTGCTGGTCAGTTCTTCGACGCGTCTCAGGAGCCTCCCGAAATTCCAGCATTTCGCGAATTCGGAGGAAAGTTTTAGCTATCTAGTGTTATACTGAAACTATGAGTGACGAGACCATTCTTTCCCAGAATGAGACTATCGAGTCCGATTCTGACAACGTCGTCAATGAACAGCTGCAGCCTGCGTCTGAGCAGACTGCAGAGGCTGAGTCTGCTCTGTCTCAGGTCGACGAACTCAAGAGCCGCCTTGCGGGGCTGCAGCGAAAGCTTGACTCTGTCCTGAAGGAGCGAGCCAAGCTTGTCGCCGATCTTGAGTCGTATCGATCCGAGGCCGAGAAGGCTCGGCTTGAAAAGATGAGCGACTTGGAGCGTCTGGAATACGAGAAGTCTAAGCTCGCTGAGGAGCTCCGAGTCGCGAAGGAGGAGGCACGTCGGGAGCGCCTTGCGCGTCGCTTCCCGAACGCCGTCGCGCTTTTTGATCCTGGAGACCCCCTCCCTTCCGAGAGCAGGTTGGCCACGATCGAGAAGAAGCTGACTGCGCAGCAGTCAGTTGCGACGGAGTCGGCAGGCACCGAGGAGGCGAATAACCCCATGCGCCAGCTCACTCCTGAAGAGGAAGATCGTCGCGCCCTCAATCAGGCCTTCCTTGGCCTGTTCGGGCGTCTGAGCTAACGCATAGGAGTTGATGTAAAAAATGCCTACCACCACGACCGCAACCACGAACTTCAACTTGACGGTTACGGCCTGGGTGCAGCGCCGAGTTCTCGAGAACCTTCGTGGGCGGTACGTGCATGCTCTTCCGGGGAACTATCAGGAGGGCGAGTTTATCAAGGGCACGAACCTTATCACTCTCGTCGCCTATCCTGACCTTCCTGCTATCACGTCTGCCCTTACCGAAGGTACGCCTCCGACTGATCAGGCGCTCTCGATTAACGTCGAGTCGTTCAGCGCTACGCAGATCGGGGGTACGGTCGCGATCTCGGATGTTGCTGCTCTTCAGTCGCCGCACAACTTGCTCGAAGTTGCAAGCGAGCGTGTCGGAGATCAGGCTGCTAAGTCGATCGACGAGCTCGTTCGTCTTGAGCTTCTGAACAGCACGAACGTCATCTACTCGAACGGTGCTGCCCGATCTGCGGTTACGGCCGTTCTCACCGGGGATCTGGTGAAGCGAGCCGTGGCGCAGCTTCAGGCGAACGATGTTCCGCCATTCCCCGACGGGTTCTATCGTGCGATCATCCATCCGTGGGCTGCGGGGTCGCTTATGCGTGACACTGCTAGCGGCGGCTGGATGGATATCTACAAGTACACGAACACGATGGGCGGGCCGCTCTCGAATGCCGAGATCGGTATGTACGCCGGTGTTCGGTTCCTTGTGAGCACGCGAGCTTCGAGGTTCCTGGGGGCTGGCGGTGGTGGCGCGAATGTCTACGCCACCACGTTCTTCGGGCCTGATGCGTACGTCCTTCAGTGGATGCAGCGTCTTCAGGTCTTCGTCGTCCCGCCCGGCGGGGACCATGTCGACCCGATCGCCCAGAAGGCGATTATCGGCTGGAAGACGATGTTCGGCTGCCGCCTGATTCGCTCGGCCAACGTCGATCGAACGGTTCGTGTCGAGTCCACCGCTCTCAACGGCTAACTGCTAAGTTAGCCTAGGGAGCAAGAGGCCCCCGCTGTGTTGCGGGGGCCTCTCTTTTTCTGCTATACTTACTGTTATGAAAAGAGTAGGGTTCTGGGGTTTCGTCGAGGCGGGTCCCTGTCACGAGTACCGCGGCGGCATGCACGCACCGCTCTTCCCCTTCTTCGACTGGGAGCCAGTTTTCCTCCGAGACTTCAATGTTGTCGTCAACCCGCAGACAGGTGAAGCGCAGATAGATCTGTCTGTTCTTGACACTCTCGACGTTCTGCTCTTCAGAAGGTACTATAACACGAGCTGGAAGTGCTCATCGCCATCCTGTGCAAATCTTCGGTGGCATTTCGACGACATCAGTGGCGCGAACGAGCATGCGCGACTCGGCCCAAATCATGTCGTTGCCCCTCAAGACATGATTACTCGTCCTGTCTGGGAGGTTGTGGAGAAGGCGTGGAAGAAGGGAATTGTTTATGAAACCGATGATCTTCATATCTCTCACGGTGTCAAATCCTGGAACGGGTACAAGGTTGACGTTGATCACGAGAGAGACCTGGTAGCGAGAATGGCTAGGCGTGCTCACGTCGTGACTGTGAGCACGCCTGCCCTGTCCGAGTTCTACTCCGCCTACAACAAGAATGTCGTCGTTATTCGCAACTCTCTCAATCCTGAACTTTACAAGTCCAAACTTTCACGATCCGAGTGCAAGCATGATCACAGCAAAGTTCGCATCGTCTACTACGGAAGCGCTGCTCGCATGCGCGACTATCTTGGTTCGTACTTCACGGGCAAGAAGGAGGACGGCACTCCGCACTGCTACCTCGCCATTGAGGAACTGCGCCAAAAGGGTAAGGTGACCTCGGTCTTTATCGGGGCCGACGACGACAATCTTATGCCACTGTTCAAGAAAGTCTTCGATGAGGTCTACGAACGAGTCGATCACACCGAATTCCCTCGCCTCCTTGCTGACGTGCACGCAGATATCGGCGTCGCTCCCCTCGGGGGCGACGAGTTCGACCGATGCAAGAGCGAACTACACTGGATGGAGATCTCTGCTACGGGGGCGGCTTTCGTCGGGCAGGACTTTGCGCATAGATATCACCCCTATTCGGTCGTCAAACATGGGAAGGATGGGCTGTTGGCAAGGTCTGGATATCAGTGGAGATACGCGATCAACGCCCTCGTGAATGATGCCAACCTGAGGCAAGAAATCGGTGAGCGTGCCAGGGCACGCATAGAGCGAGAATACAACTACAGAGACAGGGCAAAAGAATGGGTGGAAGCATTCAAGAAGGCGCTCCTCTTGTCGTCATCTGGACGATCTATCGCCGCTCCCGCGATCGTTACCGCGAGATAGCTGCCGCTATCTACTCGGGAACGAAGTGGCCTGATCTTCTCATTGTCGGCTGCGAAGACGAGGAGGATGCCGACAAAGTAGACTATCTGAGGAGAGTCGGGGCCGAGATCCTTATTGTCCCTACTCCCAAGGAAAACGATAGATACCTGCTCATCCCCTACTCTCTAAAGATCAACGCTGCTCTCGATCTTGTTGCTTCTCGCTACGAAGACGCAGTTATTACCTATTGCACGGACGACTCCAAACCATCGAACAAGAAGTACGAGCTGATGTACGAAGAGTGCATCGCTCGCAAAACTGTTGTCTATTGTTCGCAGCTTCGTGTGTACGGCATGCATGAGGCGAACAGCATCGTGCACAACGCGTACTGCGTGATTGATCACACACAAGTCATGCATCCGCTTTCTGAGGACAGGTGGCCTGTCAGGCCCGAAGAAGCCGACATCAGGCTCGGGGATGCACACTTCTGGCTGAGGCTGCACGCGAGGTTTGGTCCTTTCTACCCCGTCCCTGGCGCTCTCGATATTATCGTGCGAGAAGAAGGCGAGCGAGGAATTACGACGGACGGATGGATAGTAAGTCGATAGTGTAAAATAGGACTATGGCCACATGGATTTCGGCTAATGTTCGTACCGATATTCGTCAAATTGTAAGCGATCCAGGCTCCGCAACGTGGAGCGACGCGAATCTCAACGCCTACATCAAGCAAGCGCACGCCTGGGTTGAAGTTACGCGAGTGCGCAGCACGGGGACTACTTCCATTGCTCTGTCGAGCATTTCTGCTCAGTTCGCCTCGGCAAGGTTCGCCGTTAACTTCACTCTTCCGCAACCCGACCCGAGAGTGCTCGATGTCAGTCTCCTCGACGGCAATAACGGGAATCTCGTTATGACGATCCCGCGCGCCATTAGGGGAGATATGGGGAGTGGGTGGTTTGTCGAGCGAGTGAGCACGACTGCGGGTGCTATCGCAACGTGGAGGCTCTATGTCCCCGTGATATATCTCGAATCGTACAAGGACACGGGTTTCTTGTTCATTCGCTACACCTACGGCGTCAGGACGGTCTCTACTCCAGCCGAAAGCTCTACTGTCGATGATGCGTACTACTGGGCCGTCGTGTACCGAGCCAGCGCTCTCGCGCTCAACAGACTGTTCATGGACAGGGTGAACTTCGCTCAATGGCTGCAGGCGAACGCTGTTGACTCGGCTACTCCGAGTGATCTCCTGGCGACGGTTAGAGTGCTGAACGAAGAGGCTCAATCGTATCGCTCTCTCTACCTAGCTAGCGAACGTAGATAATGATCATTAGCCTAACGCATGATATCCTGCTTGGTTATCCAGGAGTTAACATCAACGATCGGTCGACGACGTTTGTCGATCGCGTGACAGTCGACGAGATTGCGAACCCCGGCGCTGACGTTCGTGATCCATATGGGCTGCCGCGCATTGTCGAGATGCAGGGGCAGGCTGGGTACGTCATTAATTTTGAGGGGCGTATTTCTGCTACAGCGAGTACACAGGTTCGGGACATCGTTCACAGTATCGATCGTGCCCTCAACCCCGAGAATATCTGGATTAGCACCCCTCCCGCAGCCGACCCATTCTGTCCAAATGGCTTTGATAGACTAGTCTTCACAGAGTCTTTTAGTCTGGAGACTCTTGCGCTGTACTTCAGGCCTCGCGAGTTGCCGTCATATGTCTTCTCCAGGTTCAGGCAGGGAACGCTGTCTTCGAAATTCAGCTTTTCGGTAATTACGCACAGAGCCAATGCATACTTGTTCAACACCAGTGCTTTTAGAGTGCTTTCGGATGGTACGACGGCTGCTCTTCGAGGGGCAATGAGGATCAAGCAGGTCACGTTGACCGCCTCAGTGAACAACATCATTGTGCCAACATACCCCGGTGTTTCGCAGGTATATCTTTCGACATCTGGCGGTACGTGCACGATTTCTGTGCGCAACTCGCCGCAGAGTTATTGGTGGGGGGCGTCGCCGCAGTTCTCGCTGAGCATCCCTGCGCCAGGCGGTATTTTTGATTCTCTCCGGGGGGTAATTTACAGAAACACAGTAGACGAGAGAACGCAGACCACGGTCCCACTGCTGCTTCTCGTCGCACCTGTTTCGGGATCCGGGTATGTGCCGCTTGTTACATCAGATGTAAATCCGATAAATCTATACGTCAACTCCATGAGTGGAACATGGGTGGCGTTAGTTCCGGAGGTATTTAGGTAGATGTTCCTCGAGCCTAGATATCTTACAATCTGGTCCGCCGGTGTCCCGGTTATGACTCTCGACGGAGACATTTGGGTGCAGGAGGTAAGGGTCTTCCCGAGAGCCCCTAGTTCCTATGCCCCCCTCGTTCCGTTCGGTATCGAGCCGCGAGGGGATGTGGCGGCTCAGAGAACACACGTTGCTGTCTCCGGGTTTGCGAGCTCCCTCGCCAGCCTCAGGGATCTCCAGCTGCAGCTCGACACCGCGAGATACTTCTTCGATCCGGATACCGAGATTTCAGACGATAATTTTACGACCGGTGGAAGGGGATTGATTACGTTGGCCTGGGATCCTGATCCTGCGGGCTCAGGGGAAACGATCGTCTACGGTTCGCTGATCGGGGGGCTGAAGTTTGAAGAGATTCGATCACAGAAGCTTCAGGCCTGGAGATGGTCGTTCGTCCTGAGAGTCGAAAAGGCGGAGTTCAACGGAGCAGATTATACGACAACTGTTAATATTACACAGAATATTGGAACGAGCGGGGGATACTTTGTAACCCTGCCCTCGACCAATCCTCCGTACGCTCAGCCGACTAGGCCTGTTTGGTGGGATGTGACGATTGCGTCAGTTAAACCTGTGGAGCCAAACCCTGTTTATGAGAACGAGCAGATCGTCCCTAAGTGCTCACTTTACGGGGCTGTCGGCACAAAGACATCCAATGCTATCTTTGATGCTCTCTCGAGGGCTGACAGTATTACCAACCCTGGGGTTGATAATGTTACTGTCGGCACCGAGATGAGGGCTATCCCAATCCATCCTCTAATGCCGAGGAAGATCAAGATCGACTTTCAGGTCTTAACGAGCTGGCCAGTCAATCAACATCAGAACACATCGTGGACGGTTGCAGGGGGAAGCCTGACGGCCACGACGGCCTCCATTGATGTCAATGTTACGAGCTACCGAGCCGAGCTCCTGCACGCCTTTACGTTGCAGGCTCCGGCCTCGTCGTTCTCCGGTCTGTATCTTGCCGTAGCGGCGGATATCATCAGTGGGTTCCCAATCCATATCGCAGTCGACTGGGTTTCGGCAACATCTCCGAGTACCCCCAATCCCGCAAATGAGTGTAGGGCAGCGAGGATCAGCGGTAAGAACGTATTCACGGTTGTGTCGGCTTGGCACAGCTACGCGAACGCAAGGCTGAGATTTATTTTCCCGCAGCCTGGCCTGTATCGACTTTCCAATATTAGGGCAGCCTGGGGGGCTACGCCAGAGGCTGCCGCCGCAGCGGCGAGCTTCGTGCGATTCGCGGCACCTAATCTCGTACCTGCTACGGTTACCTTGACTCGCCCGTTCTTCGAACTATATTGACAAATCGATAGATACGCATTATCATGAGACGCATGAGCGAGTACATTAACTTCGAGATCGGCTTTTTCGATCTCGAAGCCACGGCCCTTAATGGATCCTTTGGTCACCTGCTCTCCTGTGCCTGCGCTCACGCCAAGGAAGACGATATCTGGGTGGCGAGGCTAGATGATCCGAAGTATCGAGTCGGAGGCAAAAAGTTCGACGATACGAAGCTGGCGATGAGTATCCGCGACCACCTCGTGCAACACGACATCCTCGTCTCCTGGAATGGGAAGCGCGGCATGTCGCCAACCGGGTCGCCCTTTGGTTTCGACATCCCCATGCTGAATGCCAGGCTGATTGCCAATCCGAACGCAAGGTCGAAGGTCATCAGCCGCGCAGTCAAGCACATTGATCTCCTGCGTGAGTCTCGCAAATACCTTCAGCTTCACTCTCATCGCTTGCAGGCAGTGCAGGAGTTTCTTGAGTTGCTCGAAGAGAAAACGAGCATTGTCCCTCGCTACTGGCATAGAGCCCTAGCTGGAGAGAAGGAAGCGATGGACTACATCGTTGATCACAATGTTCGGGACGTGAGGGTCCTGCGACTTGTGTTCGACGAATTTCGTCGCTGTGGTTTGCTCGAGAGGCCTACCTGGTGACTGAGCTGTTGATGCTCGTCCCCTGTGCGGGGATGGGCACGAGATTTCTAGGCTGGAGGGGGCACAAGATGTTCGCCCCTGTCGTAGACATCAAGGGGAACTGGGGGCCGATGTATGAACTCTCGCTCAACACATTACGTCAGGCACAGGTTCTCGGCTGCGACATCAAGGCGGCCTACGTCTACCCTCGCAGTCATCGTTCGTGCTTCGTCAATCACCTCCCAATTCCGGAGGTCGAGGCAATTGAAATTCCGTACGAGCCAGCATCGACGGGCGAGACTGTTTGGCTTGGGCTACAGAACCTGCCCTATAAAGTACCCTACGTCGGGATCATGTTCCCCGACACGGCCTTCGGTCCTCAGAATGTCCTGGCCGAGGCCTACAGTCTCGTCAAGACTAAGGAGGCCGTCGCTATCTGCTGGAGAGCGCCGGTTAATGTCGTGGATCGCGTCATGATCGACGACGAGGGCAGGATCAGCTACGCCAAGAAGCATGTTGATAAAATCGGCTATTCGCGAGTTCGAGATATCGGCTGGGGTGTCGTCATGAGTTCGTTCGAGCGCATGATCTCTGCTCTCTACGCCTCAGGCTTGGATCTTACAGAAATGATCGTCAAGTTACGCCCGCACGCTCACGTTCCAGAGAACAGCTTCTACTATGATCTCGGCGACAGGTATCGCTACATCGCGTGGCAGCGCAGCATGACATCACCAAAACGAGAGCACTTCAATCACATGAAGTATCTCGACAAACCACTTAGCAAGATTGTGTAGGATAGGGAAATGCGACAAGGACGCAGTCCAGCACTAGAAGGCAAGAAAGTTGCGCTAGGCCCGAGGCAGAAGACATACGGCCATCCATACGAGTCGTTCACGCGCATCGGCGAGGGATGGGGAGCGATTCTCGGTACAGGGCCGATTCCGCCATGGAAGGTAGCTCTTTGCATGATTGTCATGAAAGCAGTGCGAGAGTCGTTCTCGAGACATTATGACAATCTTGTCGACATCGTAGGGTATACGGAGGCCCTGAATCTTGTCTACGAAAGACTCGATGAATAACTACGAATTCTTCATCGCAAACGGATATAGCAAGAAGGTCTCGAAGACTGTGGCCATCGACTTCGATGGCACGCTTGTTGAGCGAGGCGATGTCTTCGATGAAGAGATCGCGCTCAAGCCCGGAGCAAAGGAGGTAATCAAAAAGCTCTACGAGCGAGGCTATCGCATCGTCATCTTCACCTCTCGGCTATCTTCATGGTTCTATCAGGACCTTAAGAGAAGCAAGGGTTGGGATGCTCAGTATCGATATGTTATGAGCGTTCTCAGGCGACACGATTTGCTAAAATATATCTATAGCGTTACCGGCGAGAAGATTCCCGCCAGAATTTACATTGATGACCTAGCCGTAAGATTTACTAGCTGGGAAGATATTGAGAGGATGTTCGATGGCGACGAGCAAGAAGTCGAAGAACTGGATCCAGAAGGCGATCAAGAAGCCAGGAGCCCTTCACAGGCAGCTCGGCGTACCCGAAGACGAGCCGATTCCTGCTGCAAAAATGAGGGCTGCTCTTGCAGGACAGTACGGCCCCCTGGCTCAGAAGCGAGCAAGGCTGGCTCAGACGCTCAAGAAGCTTCGCAAATAAATGAGTGAGGAAAACGGGCGCGCGACCATCCGAGAAGTCTACGCCCTTATTCGAGAGGTTCGAGAGGAGCATCGAGCCGAGCTTCTCGCTCTCAGATCAGATATCAGGGCTGTCGAGCGGAAGGTCGATAACATTAGCGTGAGGCTTGCGATGGTGGCAGGCGCAGCTGGGGCTCTATCAGCCGTAATTTCTATCGCCGTGAGGTTCCTAACGTGAAGATCAGGGCTGTCGGGCACGTTCACGTTTCCGAGCGCGAAGGGGCGCACGAATGGCCTGATGGGAGGGTTGACGACGCGAAGTGGGAGGATTGTCTGTTCGCCTCGGCCGTAGAGTGGGTTCGAGCTATCGGGCGAAACATCCCTGCCACTCATGCTGAGGCCGAGGCCCTTCGGGCCGATTCTGGTCTCGGTCCGCTCGGGGGAGCCTCATTCGACGATCTCTCGCGCGGTCTGAAGAAGCGATACGGCATTACGATGCCGCCTGTCGTTGCGGGAGCAAACTCTCTCCTTTCTGGTCTCCAGCCAGGCGCAGCCGCAATCGTCAACGGGAAGATGGGGAACTTCCCGAGTGGGCATAGGCTAAGGAGGTGGGATCCTGGCTTTACTGGCGGGCACGCGGTGTACGTTGAGCGAACACTCGACAACAGATTGCTGTGGTGTGATCCTCTTGCCCCTTCTGGCACGCAGCCGGATGTGATCACGGATTCAGAGATCAAGACATTCATGTACCCGAGCTGGGGCGCTATAATTGGAACTGTTGTCTACAAGGAGGTTAGCGATCAGATGAGCGTGAACTACAAGGAGGAGCTTTGGGATGTCAAGGCCGGTACTCCGTTCTACGATGCTCCCGGGGGGAAGCAGATTAGCACCTTCTCGCGCGACGCCACGATTCGTACGTTCGGTGCGCCGATGAACGGCGATAAGGTCGACTGGGGATGGAGGCTGGCCATCGTAGCGACGAGTCGTGTAACGGGGACGATGGGACAATTTCTCGTCTGGGTGCCCCGTGACCGACTCTTCAATCCGCGACTCTACGAGTATCCCATAAAGCCCGCTATTGCGAGCGCGCTCGAGAGGGCACGAGCCGCGGCGACCGAGGCTGTCGGTAAGGCGATTGATGCTGTAGCAAGTGAGGTTGCGAAGTGAATCTTCCACTTTGGGTTCGTAAGGCTATCGTTGACTTTGTCGAGACCGCTTTGGCCTTTGTTCTTGTCCAGATGACGTTCACCGGCGATGCCGAGGTCGATGCTCGCACTTTAGTCATTGGCGTGTTCGGTGCTCTCGTCTCTGCCATTCGGCGACGTAAGGATGATATCGTCAGCTGGGTTAAGTCGGGGCTCGGAGTCGAGTAGTAAGATGTGTCCGAGCGAGACGTTCTTGCCGCACTCAGTCTCTTTCTCTTCGTAATAGCATTTCTCATTTCTCTCATCAAGGTCGAGGAATGCGATTACTGCGAGCACTGTAGGAACAGGAAGCTCGAGATGTGGAGGCGAGAGCGAGAACGAGAGCTCGCGCAGCTTCGCGCGGCGCACCTTCGGTATCACGAAACAACCGGCGAGTCGAAAGAGGGTTGCGCAAAATGTGAAGAACTTGATATAATGTAAGAGAGCAGAAGCGGACAAGCACTCCCTCCCTTCCTTCGCTCGTGACGGCGCCGTAGCAAGCGGCGCCGTCAATATTTGATGCAAAGTCTTTGTAGTGCAAGGTCTTTGTTGTTGACAGTCCTTGCGTCGTGTGCTAGGCTCTCTGCATGAACCCACAGATCATTGTCAACGGGCCTGACGACATCGCCTCGGCTCAATTTATGAGCATGGCTCACTCTCAGTTCCCGGTCATTCTTCGAGAGGACTGGGCTCCGGTCAAAGTCCCCAACGAGTACCCCCGCCTCGGGAGAAAGGTTGCCGCACATAGAAGCAGCACAACGCTGCGAGTAGTCTATGAGGAGAATTCTCCAGACAGGCGATGGGCGGCGATGATCTACATCTGGAGGAAGGATGCCACGGCATGGGTCGCCGCCACTGACGAGACTATCGCTAGAGAGGTCCTCGGGATTATCAGGCGCACGATCCCTGAGGACAAGGCCCCGGAAGGGCAGGTGAAGACAACGTTTTGGTATGAGTGTCAGAACGGGATAAGTTGCCTGACGAGAAACATCGGGGTTACGCGACTCTCAGAAATTATCGGTAACTACTCAGAGAGTACGCAGAGAGCGCTCGCGCGGCTGGCATCGTTTGTGCCCGAACGCTCTGGCGCCATTCTTTTCTACGGCCCACCAGGAACTGGGAAGACTTACGCGATTCGAGCCCTGCTTGAGACGTGGAAAGACTGGGCCGAGAGTCATGTCGTCTCGGACCCCGAGAGGTTCCTGCTTCACACAAACTATCTTTTTGAGGCTGTGGCAGACAGCTCGTTCGAAGACGATGAGAGGTGGAAGGTTGTCGTCCTCGAGGATGTTGGCGATCTTGTTCGCGTCGACAGTAACTACAGTGAAGCAATCGGCAGGCTCCTTAACATGGCGGACGGGCTGCTTGGTCAGGGGCTGAAGGTCATTCTCATCCTGACGACAAACGATGAAGACCTGACGCTCCACCCGGCCCTGACTCGCCCTGGTAGGTGCTTGGCAAAGGTCAGGTTTTCTGAGCTCGCCCCGCATGAAGTCCAGGCCTGGGCATCGAAGCACGGCGTGTATCTTCCCGAGGGGAAGTCAATGACACTCGCCGAGTGCTACGCCTCGGGACAGCAGATTACTTCTACGAGCGAGAAGCGAGTAGGGTTCGCGGTATCATAAAATGTGTACCCTGTTCGCTGCAAAGTCTGTGGAAAGCTCGGAAGCACGAACACCCCTGGCATTCCATGGGAATGCGAGGAGTGTCGGGCTGGTGACGAGGCGGAGGGTACGCCTAATCCTGGGTTCTGCTCCGTCGGTAATCATCCGGCGGTGCACGTATACGGTCCGACGAGGTGGGGCTGGCTTTGCGCGGAACACCTCAGACGAACGTGCAGAATTGCAGTCTGGCCGAAAGGGTGGCCATAATGGAGATCGGTAAGCCGCTTAGAACAATCACTGAAGTCCCTAATAAGCCCCCGCTTACGGTTCCTCAGCCGAAGGAACCCGAAAAACCCAAGGAGCCGACGGCGCCCGAGAAGGCCCCCAAGGAACCAGAGCTCGTCCCTGTCTGATGTTCGCGTACAGAATCTGGAGGTATCAGAAGGAACTCTGCGCCTTCGTGCAGGGTAATCCATGGGTTCCTGAGGGGACGGGGTACGTTCGGGCGAACTGCCTGATGCCAAAGCTTCTCGACAGAGTCAGCATTCACGCTGTCCCTGGAGAGAACTGTAGGTGCGGATTCTACGGCGTCTTCGCTGTTAAGACGCTTTTCAACGTAGCTGTTCCGACCCCGTCCATCCTCAATTACGTCGGCAACCAGGTCGTCTTTGGAATTGTCGAGCTTGCGGGGAGGATTGTCGTACATCAGAAGGGCGCGCGCGCCGAGCTTGCGCGCCCTACCGTCCTTGTTATGCGATCGGACCTCGAGCTGTATGATACAAAGACACTCGGGGATGCGATGATCATCAGAGTCAAGAGCACGGAGTTCAACACGTCAGCTGTCGCAAGGATACTGGAGCAATGGGGAAGAGAGTTCATGATCACCGAGCCGGACGAGTCGAGCGAGTAGTCTTCGGAACGCTCGGCAAGAATACTGAGGTCTATATCGTCTCGAATATTTCGGTCGGCGAGCACTACGCCGCCCGAAAGGGTCATAGAGACGATTACCTCGTTCCCTACCCGAACACCTCGGCGAGCACGAGAGAGCGAGCCGCTTACTTCTTCCTTACTCTCAACTCCTCGCCGTGGAGTGAGGATATGCGCTTCTATCCTGCCGACAACGAATTCACGAAGAACACGCTTGCAATCCTGAGGAAGTGGGCGTGGAGAGGTAGACTAGGCCCGGTCCTGTTTTGCATCAACTGTAATACCCCAATGATTGGCGGGGTAATCTGTTGCGAAAAACCGTTGACACGTCCATTTATTCGTGGTATAAATGGATGGTGTGCTACGGGCGCGTACTACGAAGGGATGAAGGAGATCAAGAAGGAGCGCGCCCGAAAGCTGGCTATCGAGAGGCGACTAGCCAAGAAGGCGTACGAAGAGTGGAAGCGACAACGAGATGAGGCTGGCAGTAATCGGAACAGGGTGTCTGGCTCAAAGTTTGGCGGAGAGCCTCAACTGCACCTTGATCTCACATAGCGAGATCGAGGTTGAAAATCTGTCTTCCTGCCGCAGAGTTCTGAGCTCCTTCTCCCTGGCTGTTAACACCGCGACAGTCCATGTCCGAGCCTCTCAGGCCGATCCGGCCCTGGCTCGGCGAGTCAATACTCGAGGGGCCGCCAACGTGGCAGCCACGATCCCTACAATCTATATCTCGAGCGACTACGTGTTCTCTGGTCCGGGGCCTCACAGGGAATGGGATCGACCCCTGCCTATCAACGAATACGGCAGGTCTAAGCTTCACGGCGAGCAGGAGACTCTGGCGCGAGGAGGGGTAGTTGTGCGAGTTTCCTCGCTATTCGGCCCCTACCCCTCGCACAAGGGACCGAGCATCGTTGAGCGTGCCCTTACCTCGACCGATCAAGAGGTTCGCCTCGTTCGTCATCGCGTCACACCGTCCTACGCCCCGTTCGTAGCCGAAGATATCGCCTTTGTGATCGAACACCTAGGGGCATACATCGGCAGGATCGTTCACTCCGTTACCCTACCCTCGGTCTCGCTCCCCGAGCTCTGGGCTAGCACGCGAGAGGTTTTCGGGCTGCCGAAGCAAAAGATCGTCGAGATCCCATACAACGAATACGAGCCCGACGACGGCATTCCACGGCCGGAGGACTCTCGCCTGACGAACACCTTCCTCCCCCCGTCGAGGCACATCGTTGATGCGCTCATGGATCTGAAGCGACGAAAGGAGACAATCGCATGAGAGTTCTTGTCACGGGGGCCTGCGGCTATCTTGGCTCGGCTTTGATGCAACGACTCATCGACATGAACAAGGCCGAGGTCTGGGGGTGCGACACTGGATGGTTCCTCCCAACGGCGATCTGCCCTCCGAATCTCTACGGCGTCATGCTCGTTGATGTCAGGGACCTCCCGAAGATCGAAACCGAAACAATGTTCGATGTCATCGTTCACCTCGCCGCCATCAGCAACGATCCGATGAGCGAGGAGTTCGAGGAGCCGACAATGCAAATCAACGCCGAGGCCGTGAAGGAGATCATCGATCGCTGGCCTCTGGCAAGGCACATCCTCGCTTCCTCGTGCTCGGTCTACGGAGGGGCGGGGAAGAACATGCGCGAGAGCGACAGCCTCGATCCTCTCACGGCGTACGCTCGCTCGAAGGTCAAGGCTGAGGAATACGTCAGGCGAGCAGAGGATCACGTAATCTTTCGGTTCGGGACTCTCTTCGGCCCCTCCCCGATGTTCCGAACAGACCTCGCCGCCAACAACATGAGCATCGTCGATCCCATCGAGTACAGCACAGCCATTCGTCCTCTCTGCTCGATCGACACCGCCGTCAGAGCGATCGTCAGAGCAATCTTCTCTCGCGAGAAGCGTAACAAGACGTACAACGTCGCCAACATCTCCTGCCGCATCTACGACCTCGTCAACTTCATCGTCGAAAGCAGGCTGAGGATTTGCGGCGAGAAGGTCGACGCGAGCAGGATCAGAGGAGACAGGGACGCAAGAACGTACGGAGCTGACTGCTCTCTCGCACTTGAGGACGGGATTCTCAAAGAGAGCGAGACATCGGTAGAATTCTTTAAGCAAGAGATCGACAAGCTCGTCGTGTTCGCGTGGAATAATAGAGCCGATATCTCGTTGTTCCGAACGAAGCGTCTGAATTGGTTGAGACTAATGAGACACTACGGAGTCATCAATGAGAATCTTAGGGTTGCAGCAAGTCCGAGCACCATGCGAGCTATGTCAGAGGTCTAGCGTCTCGTACAATCAGAACATCACTGACTGGCGAGCCTGTGGTGTGTGCCTGATCGACATTGTCGCTAGACGACGCGCCCTCGCTCGTGCTATCATGCTTCTCGCTAAAGTGCGTGGCAGGCCAGGGATATCTGAGGCGATCAGGAGGGGAATGCTAGATGAGTAGCGGCGAGAGCGACCTGAGAGAAGCGATCCGAGTCGTCAAGGAGCAGCTTGAGATCGAGCTAGATACGCGTGCTCGGGAATGGTTGGGGATCAGTGGAGAAGAATTCAAGATGAGGCTAACCAGGGGGGACTACGAAGGAACCCGGGACGAGCGAGTCATGATGCTTAGTTGGCTGGTGTACTGTGTCTAGATGGTATCGTTATCAGGGCGAAGAGTTCCCCTCGTTCACGACGGTTCTTCGCAATGTCCTCGGGGGTGGTGAAAACCTCATTAACTGGGCTGCCAGGCAGGCAGCCGTCGCCGCCGTTACCGAACAGGAGTGGAGAGACCTACCGACAGGTGAGGCAATCGAGTACCTGTCCTCGGCTCACGAGCGAGTAAGGGACACGGCTAGCGCCAGGGGCACGGCTACTCACAAGCTGATCGAGCTCGCGCACAGCGACCCGTCTGCGGTTGTCGCCGAGACAGAGGACGAGGAGCGACTGCTAGCCGCCTGGGGCGAGTTTGCAGAGAATATAAGGCTCGAGGTTCTCGGGTCGGAGAACGCCGTGTTGAACACCGACCTCGGCTATGGCGGCCGCTACGACTTGCTAGCGCGCATTCGAGATAAGGCCTACGTCCTTGACATCAAGACCTCGAAGTACATTCACCCCGAAGCCTTCATTCAGGCGACTGCTTACGCACTTGGTCGACAGTGTGCCTATCTCGAGATGATTTCAAGGAGCAGGAACGGGAGAGAGGTGTGGAAGGTTGACGAAGTAGAGACAGAGACGATTCAAGACATGTATGGAGTTGAAGGAGTTGGCGTTCTCTGGATCAAGGAGGGTAGGATCACCCCGATTCTCAGGCCTCTTGACAACAGCCTCATCGAAGGCGTAAAATCCATTCTACATCTCTGGAACCTAAAGAGGTCTCTAGAGAAGTCTCTGAAGCTTTGAGGTAGGAAGATGCAGCAAGATTACGACCCCGAGGCCCTTCACGAAAGCAACCTCGCAGCTGCCGCGGAGGGAGGGTATGACATGCAGGAAGGGGCCGAGGAGGCTATCGGCCTACTGACAGATGCCAACCTCTCGATTCGCAAGGGAGAGGCCGGGCTGATGTCTATTAACGGAAGGGTCCTCCCGTGGGTCTCTCTCACTCATCTGCGGACGAAGTGGGGTGAGTCTTACAATATCGAGCGCGATGTGAAAAGGTGGGATGACGGGACGATTGTCGCCATCGTCAAGGTCGTCGGCCCGAGCGAAGAGGGCTACATGTTCGGTCGCACAGTCTCTGCTGTGGCGACATCGCGTGACTATGACACATCGCCCTCTCCTCGTCCTATCGAGGCCCTCCTAGATGTTGCTGAGGGCCGCGCGCTCAGGGAGGCATTCGCTGGTGCTTACCGCGGTATCTACGCCTACCCTGAGCTGAAGTACGCCAACACCGTCGCCTCGATTGTGCGACAAGTTGCTTCGCAGTCTCAGGCGCAGACGCAGGCGCAGACTCAGGAGACAGGGAAGGTTGTCAAGTTCCCTCGATCTAGTCAGAAGCAATCTCTCGCGGCCCCACAGGAAGGGAGCTGGGAGGGGACGATCGAGGAGGCGACGCTCGACGGGAAGGGAATGTGGAGACTCAAGAAGCTGCGCGATCGCCAGGGCAAGCTTATCGCGAGCAACATCTACATCCCCGACAGTGAGGTTGAGGAGGACCTGCGTAGCGCGAAGAAGGTCAGGGTTACGGGCGTGATGAAGAACAAGGCCTTCGATCGCGGCGGTGAGACTATTCGGTACAAGGATATCGAGGCTACCAGCATCACCGTCCTCTGATGCGTAAATACGAGATTCGCGACGAGACGGGGGAGCTTGTCGCCGTTCACGAGCGTATTGACCTCGAGAACGGCAAGCGCTTCGTCTGGAGAAAGCCTGACGGCTCCGTTGGGCTTTCTGTCTCCACGCGAGACCTACCACTCTACGGTATTCACAGAGACCTTGGCAGCACGGTCGTCCTGACAGAGGGAGAGAAAGCGGCCGAAGCGCTCTGGGAGATAGGGGTCGACGCAGTTGCGACGGTGTGCGGAGCGCACACCACCCCATCTAGCTCCGTGCTCTCTTCGCTCGCAGGAAAGATCGTTGTTCTCTGGCCAGACAATGATGCAGTAGGGATCGAGCACATGCGCAAGATCGCGCAGGAGCTTGTTCTGCTCGGCATTCAGGTAAGGTGGTTCGACCCCAAGCTTCTCATGCTCGGCGAGGGAGCAGACGCATACGATGCCACGGAGATCTTCACTCGCGAGTCAGTTCTCGAATTGCTAGAGAAGGCCGCGACCTATGAGCCGTCGTCGTTCCCCGAAGCCAGGTTCTACAAGAGCGGGTTCCGATCCTTCTCGCTCGAAGCCCCGGATTGGAGAGTGACGATCAGGAGAGTGTCATCTAGGAAGCCAGACGCTACGGCCATTCTCGAGATCTACGCCAAGCGACAGGGGTTCCTCGACCTCGGCGGCCTTGTCTGCAGACGAAGTATCAGCATTTACTCCGAGCTCAGCATCCAGAGGATCGCCAAGGACGCAAGCGAAGTTACCAAGACAGATCAGGAGACATGGAGAAGAAGGATCGACTACCTGATTGCTAGGGCTATTGAAAATACTCAAGACACTGAGCAAATCGTCAGAGTTCTGAACAAGCCAACTCGGCCAGATAAGATCGAGTGGGTTTTGTGGGGGAGGCTGGCGAGAGGAAGGACGATCTCTCTTTTCGGTCCTGGGGCGGCCGGTAAGAGCACGCTGGCGGACGGGATCGGGCTATCGCTTGCTGCGGGAAAGATGATCCTTCCTGGGTGGGTGCCGAGCAGCGTGGAGAAGGTTATGCTGCTTGACTGGGATGAGGGGGAGGATGAGTGGCTGGCGAGGACGGCTGCGATCTCGGCAGGGCACGCCGCCCTCCCGGAAGGGCGATACCTCTATATGCGCATGACTGATCCTCTATGGCAGGCAGTCGACGATGTCGGCAGAGCGATCGTCGAGAATGATGTCACGGTCCTGATCGTCTCGCCTGTCAACCGCGCCATCAGGTCATCGAACGAGGGTCGAGACCCCGGAGCCCCAATTCACGAGCTCTACGAGATTCTCAGGCAGCTAGGAACAAGCAACATTCTGATCGATCATGTCAACTCGGGCGACTTCAGGTCGAACGAAGGAGTGAAGGAATACGGCAGTATCGCCAAGCGCGATAATGCAAGGGGCAGTTTTTCTGTGACCGTCCTCGCCGAGGGTATCGGGTGGAGAGATCTGAAGATCACGAACACTAAGCCAGCCCCTATGCGCCCGAGAATTCAGCCGCAGATAGTTCGGATTACATTTGATCCCCCCGACTCGCCAGAAGGTATTTATGATAAGATTGTTTTCAGTGAACGATATCAAGAGCCTGAGCTTCTTCGTGAGCGGGAGACCGGTACCGAAGGGGTCGATGACGACCTACCGAGGGGCGATCTTCCCTTCTAACAAGAACGATCTTTTACCTTGGAGCAAGAAGGTCTACGAGACGGCGAGGCAAGCTGCCGACCGAGCCGGTCTTAGGAGACTCTTTCGAGACTGTTCGGTCGAGATCATCTTTGTCATGCAGCGCACTCGCAAGAGCGACATCGATAAGCTCGCACGTGCGATTCTGGACGCGCTCAAAGGCGCCGTTATAATCGATGACGTTTATGTAAACGAACTTAGATTAAAGAAGGTTCAAGGCGGCGAGGAGAATCAGGGCGCCATTATTATAGTTTCTGAGAACGAAGGCCCGAGCAAGTTTCAGATAGCAAGTCAGGTGATCGATGATGATTCAGTCGAATAGCTCGGCTCGCGATGCCTTGTCTGGCGCGGCGCGTCCTCGCGGAACTCGATCGTCTTGGAAAAAGAAAACGTTAATCAGCTCGTTTGAGGCGTGGAGAAAAATGCTCGGAATTCTCGAGCTCGAGTTGCGCGATTCGGTTTCGCGTGATACGCTCGTCTTGACAAGCGCCTTGCTAACAAGCGGGGTAGAGGAATCGTACATCGATGATGAAGACTAGCACGACGTATGAGGAGTGTCAAGATCGTGGCTGTTGAACGTCCTACGAATAAGAACGAGCGCGAGAATCGACTACGGCTCGCATTCGCCTCGCTTTGGAAGGGGACAAAGCAGGCTCGAGAAATCGTCCTGCTCTCCGTGCTCATCTACGGGGTAGCGTATATTCGCGACGACCTGACGAGCGCACTAATGAGCGCGGCCTTGGCGACACTAATCGTGTCGCTCTATGCTCGGCGCTAATCGTCACGCATATTCTCCTACGCGCGTGCGCGCGCGCATAGATAAGGCACGCGTGCATTAGTCTATATAGCGCGCCCAGGGACTCGCATAATTGTCACGCGTAGGCGCGCATAGTTGCGCGCTCAATCATCTCGGGCTTGACACCTAAATTGTCTCATGGTATCATCATCGCGGCCGACCACATGCGTCGGCTGCGCGGCTTTGGGCGCGAATACCAGAGCGAAGGAAAGGAAAGGGAAATGGGAACGGGAAGCGGAAGCGATCTCGAGCTCTTGCTTCAGAGGCCGCTCGAGGAATTGCTTCACGATTTTCTTCTCGAGGGTTGCGATTGCGAAACCTGCGAGAGTATCCGAAAGCTTTGGGAGGCGACGGAAAAGGAGGACTACTAGAAAATGAAGACGAAGCAGCTTCTCGAATTGCTCCAGAAGCGAACGCTCGTCGCGACTTGCCTAATGTGTCACGGCGAGGGAAATCTTGGTGGGAATACCTGCCCAAAGTGTCGTGGAAAGGGCAGGTATATTTTTCACATGGAGGATCTGTTCGCTCACGACTATTCGGACCTCATCCTCTGCAAGATCTGCATGACCGAAAATGCGTGACGTGACAGACCCGCGAATTGACGCGGCAATCCTCAAGGAAAGCGAATGGCGACAGGAGGTGAATATCGAGGCGAGTATCGACGAGCCAGCCGATCTCGAGAACGAGATCGAAGAATTCTGGCGAAACCTCAACAACATCTTCGGCGAAAAGGAGAACGGAAATGAGTGACGAGAACCGCGAAGCCAAGATGATCCCGAATACCGTCGATCCTATCGAGCTCGTGAAGGTTTTTCCCCGAGAGGCGGAAAACCTTCGCGTTTGTTTGATCGGCGAATCGGGAAGCGGGAAGACGGCACGCGTAAAGCAATTGGCTAGCGAGCTCAATTATCCTCTCGTGATTCGCCTGCTGGCAACGGAATTGCCCGAGGAATTTCTCGGGGTTCCGACACGAGATGGAGATACGTTGCGCTGGTCGTACCCGGAATGGGTGTGGGAACTGCATCACCATCCGGGTATTCTTTTCCTCGACGAATTGGACAAGGCTCGTCCCGAGAATTTGGCGACGACCTTGACTCTGCTTTGGGATAAGCGAGTCCACAAAGTTTCGCTTCATCCCGATACGATCATTGTCGCGGCAATGCAGCCCGTTTCGCCGGAGATCTGGCTCTCTGACGAAACGGGTATTGCTTTGTCTGGTCGGCTCGTTTTCGTTCACGCCCGACCGCGACTCCCTCAGAATATCGTTATTCCGGAGGGGTATCTTCCTGCTTCGGAAATCGAGTTGCCCGTTGCGCGTCGAGTGAACGCTCGGGCGCTGAATTGGGTTATGGATAACGTTCGCCGATTCACGCGCGAACAGTTGTGGACTACGCTTCTCGGGATCTTTCCGCGAGATCTCGCAGAGGATATGTTCTTGCAGATGAAGGCGCAAATTCAGCTTACGCCTAAGGATTTCCTCGAGGTTGTGAAGCGCGAAAACCTTTGGGATAGCATCTCGGTTCCCGAGTACGCAATCGCGGCTACGGCCGCGATTACGGCAGAGGATACCGCCGATGACCTGATGACGGTCATCGATAAGATCTGGCGAAACCATCCGAAGAAGGAGGATCGGCAAACGATCCTCCGATCGTGGTGGGAGAATGTTTCCAAGATCCTCGATGAGAATGGGGGTGAGATCGAGGTGATGCGAAACGAAACGGAGGAAAGTTTCATCAAGAAGTCTACGGCTGTGGTCGATGGATTGATTCGCGACGCCGAAAACGGGACGCTTTGGGCTAACGCTAAGCGTCCTAGGAGGACTCGAAAGAATGTTTCTGAAGCAGAGTCCTAAGAAATACACATTGTATATTTCGCACAGCAGTTCGGACGAGGTTTTGACGATGGATGCCGGATGCGATATTTCGCTCCGGCATCCTGACTATCAGTTCACGGTAATGAACGCCGGGTGGGTTGCGAGTAGTTTCTTCAAGATCATCAAAAACTGGAACGAGCTCGTCGAAAGTGGGGACATGTTGAACAGGAAAAGAAATGCTGCTAAGGCAAAGCGGGAGTAAGCAAACAATATATATCCTCAGGAGAAAAAGGACCAAGGTCGAGGATGAGGTTTTCGATATGAACATCGACGTTATCAGGTTTTGGCATCGAGATCTTACGCTAACGGCAATGGGCTACGAGTGGGTCTCGAGTACGCTATTCGACATTGACATCTCGCGCTGGGAAGACCTCGGGGAAAGGAAGCGGAATGAAAGTGGCAAGGGATCGTGACTCCTGCCTGATGTACAAGAACGGAAAGCCGAACAATCTTCTCAGATTGAATGACTTCGAAATCTTCTTCAAGTTTCGAGCATTCAACTACGTTCGTCTCGCTTATGATGAGCTGTTTGACGGGAGGGATGTCGAAGAGTATCGTGTCAATGAAAAGAGTCGCTACATGTTGCTAAAAAGCGAGGAGGATGAGGGATGAAAACGATCTACGGAGCGACACAAATTGTCGACGGCGGCACGACAATCATCGTGCCAGTCGATCGACCGAAACGAGAAATCGCAGCGATCCTCGAGCACGAATTGTGGCATATCGCGCTCGGGGATCTTATCAATTGGCCGAAAGCGGAAGACGATCCTGTCTACGCTAAGGCCTACGAGATTGCAACTGAGGTTTACATCAACGAAAGGTGCAAGTCGAAACTGCCGGACGAAACAGTAACGCGCTCGCTTGTCGAACGCGATCTCGGAATCACGTTGCCTGAAGGAAGGATCGAAATGGCGAAAGTAATCGCCGACGCTATCAGGCAACGACAAAGCGAGACCGAGGAGAAAGAGAAAACAGCAGACGAACTCTTCAAGGAGTTCGTCAAGGAAATCGAGACAGTTGCAGAGCACTGTCAGTATCTCATCGACGAGGACTTCAACGCTTACGCCGAAGAAGAAGCAGAGCGCGAAAGCGCTTTGCTAAACCTCGAGGAATTGGGGCGGATCGGCCGCGCAATTCTCTCCTGCAGAATTGCCATCCGTCCCTATCGCGTCAAGCGTTTTCACATTCCTCCCGAGTTTGCTTGTCACGTTCAGCCTATCGACGGTGATGACGAGCGTAAGATTCCTCAGGAAGAACTGAAAGCAAGAATTCAGGAAGCGTTGCGTGCGCAGATTCTGGCACGGAAAGAGATGGGCGAAAGTGCCGGTCTCGATATTCAGAATCGCACGCGAAAGGCTCCTGTTCCCAAGCCGCTTCCTGTCCCGTATGCCCGCAAGATTATCGAGCACGTGAGAAAGGTCAAGAATTTCGGAAAGCGAGAACTTGTTCGCACCTGGAGTCGCGAGGGTCACTTTGCGGAAACGCGCGGTGTGGCGCGCTTCCCGAAGGTGAATTATCTCGTCGCGGTTGACGCGTCGGGAAGCATGTTCGGACAGCGTCTCGAGATCGCCACGAGAATTGCCTCGTGGTTGAAGCGAGAAGACAACGTCGATTGCGTTACGTTTGATACCGGCGTGTATCCTTGGATTCCGGGTACGAGTATTCCTGGTGGGGGAGGGACGACTTGCGCACAGGTTTTTGCTTACGCAATGTCTCGCCGAAAGTATGACGCAATTGTTTGGGTCACTGACGGCGAGATCTACGACTTTCCGGAAAAGTTGCCGAATGAAGTCCCGATGAATATCTTTATTTTGCCGAACGATAAGTCGCTCAAGAACGCGCTGCGAGATATCGACTTCGAGATTCAGAGCAAGGAGCTGTGAAGATGTCGTTCAATGATTACGTCGCGACTTTGCGCAGGGCTCGCGTTCGCTATTTCGAGATCCTTCTCGAGGGACAGCATGTCGCTACGGCAACAGTTCCTGAGACGGCAAATCTTTTGCAAGAGGCGAGAATGTATGACGTGTGTATGCTCGCAATGACGAGCGAGAAAAACACGCGAGATATCGCTTGGTATACGTGCTCGAGGCACCGACGAGAATGAGAATCAAGAAGGACAACTGGATCTACGGAAAGGTTGCAACGATTTCGTCGAAATACGGAGGAAGGTGCTTCGAGATTATTCACGAAGAATACGCTCCGGAGCACTTTCCAGACAAACTCTCGATTTCGATATTGAGAGATAAGGATCAGCGTATGTCAATCGAGCTCGAGGGCAAGCTAGAGGATTGTCGCAATTGGGAACGAAGAGAATGAGAATTATTAGGCGTGTCTTCCCGATCCTCTCGACAACAACAGTTAGCATGATTTCTGATTCGACAAAGAGATTCTACGTGGAGATTCACAATATGGAGGAAGACGAGCAATACGATGTCTGGGTGAAAATCAAAAGAGAGTATACGGTAGCTATGCCAATCGATAGCTTAGTTGTGAGTGCGAATGAAAATTCGAAGAGGACTTGATGTCAATTCAGAAACATCGAGAGTTCTATACGTTGCGGATTGGGGCAAACGACTTAGGGACATCGATCCTATGCTGGAAATATTCCGAGGATCGGTAATCGATTGCGAGCTCTGGATGCGCGTTGCTCAAAGAAGAAAGTATGGTGACTACGTAGAGATGGATACGGAAATAGAGAGAGTGCTGGAGCAAAGACAATGATACTCCGAAAGGCATGGTCGCGATTTCTGAATCTTCGTGTCGAGAAAGATAAAGAGGAGGGGGTTATTCAGTTATCGCTCTCGCGCATAATGAAAACCTATCCAAAGATCGGCGACGATGATGAAATTACATTATCTGTAAGAAACAAAAAGCACGGCACTACGCAGCTTGAAAGAGATCTCAACTACTATCATAATGAGACTCAAGAAAAATAGTCCAAGATTCCTAGATTTGCGAGTTGCGAGTGGTTACATCGTTCAGATATCCCTCGCACGCAGAACGAAAACCTACCCCGATCTCGGCGACGATGATGAAGTAGTTATCTGGATGAGAGGCAGAAAGTACGGTCTTTCGGAATTAGAGACAGAGCTCAGTATAAGAGGCTTGTCGAATGAGACTACAGAGAGACAGCGTAAGATACATCGATCTCGTGAACGAAGAGAAAAAGGGACGGTATCTGCTCTCTATTCTTCACCCGAACGATGAATGGGAGACGAGAGAGGCCGATGTAATCATCGCGACATTTCTCTGGCGAGAGAACAGCCTTCTGAACAGGAAACTCGAGGAGACAATCAACTACAGATCGCTCCTTCGTAAACTCAACAAAAGATGAGAACATGCTTTGGCTAAAGAAAATGACAAAGTTCATAGATCTTCTCTCAGGCAAGGGAAACAACGTAACAACGTTCACGAGAGAAGATCTCTATACTCCGATGCGCAAAGTCGGCAAGGACGAGTACGAAGGAAAGAGTATCGAGTGGGTGATTAGAGATGCGAATAGTAGATCACAATCGAGAAATCGGTGACATTGATATGCTCGATCACAGGGGCAGACTTGTTTGTTACCTGCACAACCCGCCTAGTAGACATAGCATAAGAAATCTCTTCGACTTCTACTACCGAATTGGCGAGCTCGCGAAGGGTATCGAAGACACGGTCGTCTCGAGACTGAAAAGAAATGATGAGAGTCGTTCGTAGTTTCGTCGAAGAAGACATAGACGTGACAAGCAAAGACAAGATCATCATGCCTATGTTTCTTCGACGAGAAACGCCAGAGTTTTCGGACGAAGAAAGAGGAACCGACGTATACTTTATGCGAGAAAGTGGATGGTTCCGCGGTGTTGATGAGATGATCGACGAGACGCAAGAGTCATAAAAATGAAGCTAAAAGCAGGCGCTGTTATCGCCAAAAAGCTGAGTTGGGAGAATCGATATTTGTTCGGGCTATCGCCCGAACCTTATTATGTCTGGATTGCAATTGCTGACAAGAAAGGGTGGAGGGGAATGAATGTCTCATACATAGAGAGATCGACAACATACGCAAAGAACTCGAGACGAGATGAGACTGAAAAACGACGCCGCGGATAACAACCTCGGCTTCATTGACATTTCTGATCAACTGATAATGTTCTCGCTTTGGACGACGTACGGCTTCGGATTGGATGCCTGGGTATGGGACGGAAAGCAGTTCAAGAAAATCGACGAAATAGTGCTGAAGACTGAGAGACAGAAAAATGATAAAGATCGTTAGGGAAGGCGCTTTCGACTTCGATATTCGCCCAGACAGAAAGATCATTCAGATGTACTTGCGAAAAGGGAAAACAAAGACAGACATGTTCGTGTTTGGTTCTAGGCACGCGACTTGGTTGGATGAATTCGTAGAAGAGCACATGCGTGCCAGGGCAAAGAAGAAGTGAAGATAAAAAGAAACAACTTCGCGAAGAGAATATTGCTAAATGTGACAAAGTCGCCAAATGAGTTGATGTCTGTTCTGCTCTTAGGAAATCCTATTCTCGATATCTGGACTGATAGATCGTCTGCTTGGAAGTGGGTTGAAGTAGAGTTCGAGATTGAGCTCGCGATAAAGAGGCGCGAGAATTTTGGAAAGCGAAGAACGTGAAATTACGAAAGAATCACTTCACGAAGCGAATACTCCTAAGCACACACGGTCTATCGGGAATGAGATGGTCTCTCATCCTCTTCGGAGAAAGATTTATGGATATCTGGGTGAACAAGGAGTCTCTGCTTTCAGGCCAAGGGGTGTGGTTCGAGATCGAGCACGAGATCAGGTACAAATATGAGAATGCGAAAGGCCGTAGTCGCTAATACCTCAGGTCTCCTCGTTCTTTCCAATGTCAATATCAAGAACGGTGTGAGAAGTAATCTAGCAATTTTCTTTGCGGTAGGGGACTCTTTCAAGGAATATTACATCGATCTTCGATGCAGAGACTGGAAGAACATTGAGACAGAAGTCGATAAAAGACATGCGAATTCGTGAAGTTCATATCGTCGGAGACAACGACATGCTAACGCTCGAACACCAAGGGTCAAATCTTGTCGTGTTCTATCGAGGAGATAACTCGAAAGAGCACGACTTAAACGTCTGGTGCGAGGACACGAAAAAGGCTTGGAAAAATATCGAATTCGAGATCGAGAGACCGACGCGTGAGACTGCGAAAGTATCATAGAGAAGTTCAGCTAACGCAACGATCACTACTCAAAGATGTTAGTCTCTATGTTTGCGACTGCGATGTATGTCAGAGAAACGAACTCGCAAGACTTGGTGTCAGAACACGAGTAGGAAGAAACAAAGAATATAGTGAACTTCTGAATTTTGAAATCAGGATAGAGAACGCAAGAAAACGACGCAAGAGTAGAAAGCACAAATGAAACTTGTAAAAAGCGTATCGTTTGGAGATGTCGATCTTCGAGACAAGAAAGACAATCTGACAGCCTATCTACGACACCTTGATCAAGAATCTAAACTGTACCTGAGTAAGACATGGGAGTCAGTTGAAAGTATGATCACGAGAGCTATGAAACGACGGGAAAGAGACGGACTATGAAACTCGTCAAGTGCGCGGCTGACAACAACGTCGAGCTTGTTCGTGCTGACAAGAGTCTGATCTTTGCTGTTCTTCATAGGCAACTCGATTTGCGAGTAGACTATCAAAATTCAGTATTTCGTCGTGTCGAAGACGAAGTTCAGAAAGCGAGATTCAGAAATGAGGCTAAGTCGAGGCACACCTGATCACTACAGAGACGTTGAAATGTTGTCGCCTTTCAGAAATTACAGATGGGTGTTGCTTGCGCTCTGGTTGAGCCAGTCTGCTATAAACTTTGATCTCTGGGCAGATAAGAAGATCGGCGAAAGAACATTCCTCACCTTTCGCCGAATCGAGAGCGAACTATCGGAAACGATAGAGAAAGCAACAGCAAAGACAAAGAGAGAATGAGACTGCGCGTTTACGCTGACTTCGATTTGGAACTTACTACTGATCGAAGAAGAAACCTACTCATAAGCAGGAATTGGCGTGCGCGATACAACTCGGGCAACGAGAAGACGATCGCAGTTGAGTTATTCATAGCGTGCAAGGATCGATGGGGGAATGATATAGGGAGAGAGATCGAGAGCGTAACAACTAAGGCGAAGGAATGAAGCTAACAAATCGTTTGGTCGTCGCTCGAAGTCATATCGACCTCTTACCTGTCGAACGACAGACGAATAGATGGGTGACGCTTACGCTTCGGAAAAACAAATTGAAGAATTACGCGGCGCTCAATCTCTGGGAAGGAAAGGCAGATGACGCAAAGCAATATTCTGACGTAGAAAAGAAGCTGCTCGGAGAATGAAGCTGCGACTCTTCGCTGATATCGATTTAGAATTGCGTGTGCGAAACGAAAGAAACATCTTCATCAATCGACGCTGGCCGCGCATCTTCTCAAAAGGAGATGCGAGCGAGCTTTTGATCGTGCATGATGCGAAGCTTGCGAGTCTCGAAAAGATCATCGAAGACAAGAAATCGAAAAATTCGATGCCTTGACATGTGTGCGAGAGAGGGCACGAGAACTCGAAATTTTCGCGCGAAACCGAACGATCGTTCGGTTTCGCGTCGGCGAAAGATGAAGATGTCTTAATCTACCCTTAATCGCGTCTGAACAATCGTCGCGTATAATCGTCGGCGTAAACGCCGACGCGCCGACGCGCGGACGGCGTGCACCTACACAGTCGAATAGGCGAACGGCACGGTGACGGCACTCCGTCGCGTCACGAGTAACGTCACGCATCAGGAGGCACGCGCCATGAGTGAAAGCGAAGTCAAGGCTCGTCAGTCGGCGCAGCGCGCCGAACAGCGCGCCGATAAGCCGTCGCGGATCGACCCTTCGGAATTCGAAGCGCTTATCGCTTCGGATCCGATCAGTGTCGCGTCACGCGGTAGGCCCAAGTCGACACTCGATCCGATGTTGGCTGCCGACTTGGATAAGGTCGGATACTTCATCGTCGGTCCTTTTACCGACGATGACGCGTTCAAGACGGCACGCGCGTACTACGCGC